GGTCAAAGTTGCTTCGATAAATATATAAATATAGGAGATAAAAATGTACGGAAAGAAAATGAAGAAGCCTATGGCTAAAAAAGCTAAGAAGAAAAAAAATAACAAGAAGAAGAAATAATGCCAAAGAAAAAAGGTAGAAAAAAATATACTGCAAAGCAGATGAAGATAGCTCGTGTTGCTGAACCTAGAGATAGAATAACAGGAGCTGACTTTAGAAAATTAAGAATGTCTAAAAAAACAAGGAAGGTATAATGAAAAAACTTACTGATAGACAAAAGAAAACATTAAAAAAACATTCGGTACATCATAGTAAGAAACACATGGCTATGATGAAAAAAGAAATGAGAGCTGGAAAGTCGTTCACTGCTGCTCATAAAAAAGCTCAAAGAATGGTAGGAAAATAAAATGCCAAAACTTTGTGCTAAAGGTAAAGCGGCAGCAAAGCGTAGGTTTAAAGTATATCCATCAGCGTATGCCAATATGTACGCTGCTGGTGTATGTAGTGGTAGAATAAAACCTAAGAGAAAAAAGAAAAGATAATGTCAAAAGGTTTACGATCATGGGTCAGAGCCAACTGGGTAGATATTGCTAACCCAAAGAAAGGTGGTGGCTTTCCTAAATGTGGTCGTAGTAAAGGTGAGAAAAGAAGAAACTATCCTAAGTGTGTACCCGCAGCGAAAGCTAGAGCCATGTCGCCAAGTCAAAGACGAGCTGCTGTATCAAGAAAACAAAGTGCTGAGAAAAGAAGTCGTAGAGGTAAAAGACCTAACTACGCAAGGACTTAACTAATTCCTTTTTAATTTTTTCATAGTCTTGCCAAACTAATTCTAAAGGTTTCCATATACCAACTTGCTTTACTTTTTGCCTTCTATGATGGATCACAGTTGAGTGATCAAAATTAAAAAACATTCCTAGCTTTGGTGTTGATATATTAAAATGTTCCAGGCAATAATTTATAATAACACTTCTCGGCTTTACAATATAAGCTAACCTTCTTCTACTATAAACTTCTTGAGGACTAATACAAAAATGATTAGCTACAACTCTAACAATATTACTAAATGTTTCATAGCCAACAGGATGTTTATCATCTACTCTTTTTTTTATCTGTTCACGATCATCTTTCATCTTCATTCTATCTGCTAGTTGTTGGCTTTTAAAAACAAGATGAGCTTCTGCCATACGATAGCCATTTTTAAATCCTGTTCTGTATATCTGTAGTTCTCTTGGTGATAGTTCTCTATACATGATAGCTCTCATGCCTAGCTTAATTTGTTTTTTTTTCTTATCTATTATTTCAAAGTGCATAGCTTCCCTTAGTTGTTCTCACAACTCTTTGTTGTTTTTTTAATTAATGAGAACTAAGCTCTCATTAGTTTGTCTGTAAGATCAGCAACTTTCAAATGAAGATTATAACTTTCAACCTTCAACTTGTTAGCTTTCTGCAAATGTCTGACGTACAATTCACTTTTCTTTCTTTGTAAGTCCTTCGTCTTTTGCAGGTTCTTCTTGATCTCTACCATTTGGTTCTCGACCATTTTCCTCCTTCACTTTTGTAAAGTCAAATTTAATACTATTAACTTTTACTTCTACAAACTCACCTTTACTCTGTGGGTCAGCAGCCTTCTCAACGTCATCAAACTTTTCAATATAACAAAAGTTTGCTTCGCCATATCGGTATCTTATAATGTTTTTTTCCGTTTTGTCAATCATAGTCTCTCTTGATTGCCATCTCTACATAATGAATAGCTTTTAGCAAGTCTTGTTTTTGACCTTTAGCTTTGTGTCTACACAGGTATTTTATAGCATTGCCTTCAGCAAACGGGATGTTGTTCTTGTTGATAAATTCACTTGCTTGGATAGGCATGGATGAATAATGATCACCGCCTATTTGTTTTTTATATACATCATCAGTCATAATTTAGAGCCACGAGACAGAGAAAAACAACTCGAAAGGAAGCCAAGGGGATGGCTAAAACTCCGTCTCGTAGCGATTGAGCTATGCTCTATTACCTTCTACCATAAGTTCCAGTTCTTTGAAAAGGTTTTTTATACCCACCAAATTGCTGTGGCTTACCCCCACTACCTGATGATGCTTGTGTATCATTTTGTTTTAAAGATACATTGATACCACCAGTAGGTTGTCCGTCATCTGTGTCTAAACTCCAACCCGCTTGGTTGAACCAGCCATTAGTTCCCTCAGGAATATTGACTCCGATCTTCCAATTCTTGTCAGGTCTCTCTTCGTTCTTAGGTGCTTCAAACAATGGAGTATTATCTCCTTGTTCTTTCTTCATCTTCAGAACATCCAAGATAGTTTGTTTCAACACTGGATGCGTTGGTACTAGCTTAATATTAATATTAGGCATTTGTTCTCCTATTAAGTTCATCCCCTTTTGTCTCCAAGAGATCACTTATCTCCTTGTACAAAACAGGACTTTTATTTTTAAGTGCAGTTTCAAGATATGGATCAACATTTTTTTTGACCATTCTATATTCATAGATGTTTGTACATCCTTGAATATCAGACTTGATGTCTTGCACATCTTTGTTTACATGAGTAGTTTTACTACCATGTTTCGGACCACTTGTTTTTTGTGGAATTTTTTTAAAAGGTTTAGCACTTATGCCATCATCATCTACGATACCTGTTCTTAAATTAAGAGCATTAAGAAAAGCATACTTCCTAGAGTAAGACATTGCTTGACCTGTACCAAACTTATCAAGTCCACCCATTGCTGAGCAGCCATCAATCTTAACTTCTTGTTTGGTTTCTGTATCATGTATAGTCATATAACAAGTGACTAACACATACTCTTCATGCGTCTCTGTTTTATAACTACACGTTGGATATAATTTATTATTCATCAAGGCTTTCATTGCTACCTCTTGAACATCATCGTGAAGTAAAGGATTAAAGTGCATACCTGCTACCTTATCTCCCTTCTTTACTGGATCAGCATCCATTGATGCTTGATATAACTTTGCATATATATTGCTCATGCTTCTAACCCCCATAGTTGTTTGATTTTTTTTGATTGTGTGCTTATTAGGTTTTTATAATGGTAGTAATGATTGAGATCAGGTGGCTCAGTTATATGTGCTAACTTTTGTAAGTCACCTTTACAATAGATTATCATTTGTTCCCAATTATAAACTCTATTCATCAACATTTTATATTGATATTCTAAATGATCATCATACATAGCTGCATGAGTATCATCGTAAATTAAATATTCTTTTTCATTAACTAAAACTAAGTGTGGTTTCTTACCTGTACATTTCCAATAGAAAGCCACCTGTCTCCAGTAGTCATCAAACACCGAATCATCACCAAGTTGTTGTGGTTTAAAATAATATTCATTTTTATTTTTTCTTTTTACTATTGTTGGTGGCTTGGTTTTTAATTCTATAAACGTGTCATCTGTTTCGTAGTCGATACGACCTATCATATCAAACAATAGTTTCTTTGGTTTATTCATAACATATCGTTCAGAAGTAATTTTATTTTTGCCACAAATATCTTTCACTGCTTTTCTAGTTTGCTCAATAGTTTTGTGTGCATACTCGATCATGTGTTCTCTTGCGTAAGCATCCTTTTCATCAATAGGATCATACTTATTTATATCTTCAAGTTCCTTGCCAAACACCTCGTCATAGTTCCTGTTAGTTAGCTTTATTGTTTTGTTTTTGTAAAACAAAGTATCACATTCT